CACGCAGACATTAGTACCTCGTATTAAACCAACTAAATCTTTCAGTTTCTTTTTTTAAATCATCTTGATATGAAAAATTTAATTCACTTTTTAATGTAGCAATAGCTTCTAATATTTGTCTTTGATTTTCGACATCATATTCTTGTTTAGGTTCAGGTACATATGCTGCTACTTTTGCCATTAGTTATATGTGCCTCCTTGATAAGGATCTGTGTAATCAATTACATCTAAAATGCCATTATTTACAGGAGCACTTTCAATATATTCTCTGTCTCTATATCCGTCATAGTCATTTGAATTTATACCAGGAGGTACGGCTTCCGTTATACCTAATGATCTTAAACCACTTCCTCTACCTTTATCTATGTTTACTCCAGGTTTTTGAAATAAACCAAACTCGCCTCTAGCATAATCTGCTAATGTATCATAATTTCTTATACTAGGTAGTGAACTACCAATTTTATATGCTACTCCGGCTAATGGATTTAATAAACCTAATATGCCACCAAATATAGATTTACCAAAACCACCTGCTTGACTAAATCTAGATTGAAAATCTCCTGTTACTGGATTAATGTTTCTATAACCTCTATTAAATAAATTATCTAAAAAAGAACCTGTATATTTTTGCGTTGGACCAAATACAGTTGGGCCTACATAATCTATTTTTTCATAGTCAGGTCCTTGATTTGCAACTATGTCTCTTTGATTTCTATTTTGTTCTGGACTACCTCTATCATCAGGACCTGGACCACTTTTAGATTTATCATTAGGTCCACCCATTGTATCTCCACCATATCTGTAATTAATTCTTTTATCTATCATTAACGTCTACCATCCGGTTTTACATCTACTCTTAATGTTCCATAACGCCAAGTTTCACCTACAGCGTCATTAGCTATTTTAATTGAAAGCAGTCGACCTCTTGCTCTAGTATCTACCTTATCAGTAGATGATGTAATTGTAAAGGGACCAAGTGGTGAGCTTGATGCTGTGTTACTTGGATAATCATTTAAAAGTAATGTAATTTTTGAATTACCTGTTAATACTTGAAAGTCTGGTATAAAACGTTTCATAGACATAATAAATTCACCGTCACCTCTAAAATCAGCTATACCAGTTGATTGGCCTGTTATACCTCTTCTTGCTGCAATATCAAAATCACCAGATTGTATAAAAGCATTAATAGAAGTAACACCAGATGAATTGACCTGATCAGTTCCGGTTTCATGTTGGTAATATATAGATGCTCCATATAAATTTGTAATACCTTGAATATTAAAATTAGGTGTAGCTGTTGAATTATATTGTGTTGCATAAGGCACATCAAATACACCTGTGTCTGCATAGGATGATCTAGCTAATGATCCAGTTGTCCAACAGTTTTCTCCATAGTTATAAGTAACACATCTGTCAATTTGTGTACTTCCAGCTTTTGGATAAAACCATGTTACTTCATTATATAAAGTATTATGTTCGCCGTATATAATCTGACTTGCATTATAATTAATACCTAGATTATCTCCTGTAGTTGTAAATACAAAATCTTCTACTAAACATGGTAATGCTTTAACTGTTCCATCAAATGCAAAAAATCCACCTTCACCTGACATCCAGAATATCATACCATTAGAATAACTAACTGCATTTTGTCCAATACATCCACAGTTTGTTCCAACTTGTCTAACACTAAATGTAAATGGTGGACCCACAAATTGAATTACATATGCTGCACTGTCTGTTAATACAAATACATAATCTTTACCTTGAACAGCTGCTACAATTTTATTACCTGTATCTAATCTAAATGTACCTGCAGTGTTTGTTGCAGTTGGTTGATATGTAGTATAATCTTCTTGATTTGAAAATCTTATAAACATCGGATCTTGTGTTGATGAATCTCCAATAGTTGTTTCGGTTCCAAAATGAAATAAATGTCTATCTCTATCAGATACTAAAGTTAATCTTGTTTTAGTTGGTGCACCTGACATAAGAGTCGCTCTGTTTGCTCTAGGTGATGACGCTCCTGCATCCCAAGTAAATGTTCTACCATTATGTATTGTTGCAATTAATATTTGACCAAAGTTGTCAAGACTCCAGAGGCCTGGATCCAGAATCACGTCACTGGTTGTACGTTCCGTGCCCCAGGTAGAGTCTCCCCATAAGTATGTACCCCATCCATAACCCGCTGTTTGAAATGTTGGACCAACAGAAACATATGGATCTATTTGTGCTGAACCTGTTCCTGAAGTTGTAGCTGCAGAGTTAGATGGCATTGTAATATCAAATGCATTTGAAGTTACATTTGATATCTCAAATGTATTATCTTCAAAATCAGATGTAGCATATCCTGATCCTGTTGGAACTGTAACTGATGAAAATGTTACATATCGTCCAGTGGTTAATCCATGAGAAGTTTTATTTACAGTAACTGTTGGAGAACCGGTTGTAGCATCAAAATCAGCTCCAGTGATTGCTGTATCTAAAGGTGTAATGTCATAAAACTTATCACCATAGTATAAAAACAAACCTTGTGATGTTCCAATTGCTGCATACTTTTCACCATTTAGAGATGTCCATGTATGTTGAGCTCTAGCTGCACCGGGAATAGTTTCATTATCAATAGTTAGTTGTTCCCAACCACCTATTTTTTCTGGAAGTCCATATCTAAATCGAACAAAATCACCATCAGTCCATTGAGACTCAGCTCCTGATTGTGTTATCTGTTTATTAAAACCTGGTTTAAATTGTAGTTTCTGAAGCATAGCACCTCATTATATATGCTTTTTATTATTTTGGTAGTATTATATTCCATTCTAGCTTAGATAGCAAATCTTCTAATTGTACTACTTTTAAACTGTTATTTTTTAAATGTTTATGAAGCTCTTTTACATCTACAATAATATATTGATCTTTTATATCATAGACTATTTTATCAGCTTTAGTTTTAAAAGAACCTGCTTTAGCGTTATTCTTTAATGGTCTTAAATCAAATTTAAATTTTTGATTATGAAGTATTCCCTCAACATCCCAAAGCTCAATGTTTTTTTGTTTATCGTTTGCTAAGGTTTTCTCTTTTAATTTTGTATAAAAATTTTTCATTTTTATAAAGGATGCAACAGATGGTATGTGGTGGTGTCCGTTGCATCCATCATAAGGTTATATCATCGTTTAAACCAAGATGGAAGACCTAAATGAGGACGCTTGTCAAACATATTGTCTTTTGCGCCTGGTGTTTTACGATTGTTATAATGAAGAAATACTTGTACGCATTCCTTACCTTTGAACTTTTCTCTCCAATGCTCTAATTCACAACCAGAATACACTAACATATCTCCTGGTTTTAAATCTACTTTGACACCTTTTGTGTTATCAGATACATAACCAATACCTTCTTTAACACCACCTTTAGTTGGATCTGGCTCTAAATAAATAGGCCAATCATCACCACCTAAATTCATAGTGGTAGAAATTTCACAACTAAATCTATCCTTGTGTCTTTTTAATTCATCACCTTTTTTATAAATTCTTGCATAAGTATATGCAGGATATAATTTAAGCCCTGTTGCTTTTTCCATAACAGGCTGACATTTTAACATTAAGGTTTCCATTGCTATGTCTGAATAAGAACAATAAGTATTTGGAATTTGTTGATTCTCACCTTCATAAAAACCGAGTAAGGTTTCATATGGAGAAATGTATCTAGCTTGACGACAAGTATCTAATACTTGTTTTTGCATTGTAAAATAGTTTGCAACAAACGCAGCTAAATCTTTTGAGATTGCTTGACGGATAACGGTATATTTATTTTTTTTAAAGGACATCTTTTGCCATCTCTTTCGGTACAGCTTGAATATTCCAATGTATGAATCTAAAAGGCTCTATACCATAATCTACTGCAAATTCATGTTCTAAGTAACCTGGAAATATAATTAAGTTTCCAGGTTTAGGTTTAAAGTGTACTAACTCTGTACCGTGAAATATACCATTACTTGGTTTCATCTTTAATTTTGTAGCTCGTGCACCTGTTCTTGGTTCATGAAATATTGGATAAGAAGTTTTATCAGAGCATTTTAAAAAATAAAAACCTGATACATGTTGATTCCAATGAATATGAGCTGAATGATGTCCTCCACCATTTTTAGCAAACTCTTGCACCCATAATTCAGAAAATATAGTTTGATATTGTTGCATATCAAAACCACACCAATCTAAAAACTCCCAAGACTTTTGACCTACATAGTTTCTAAAATCTAAAAAGTTATTATCCATTGTAAGTGGTGTTGAATGATAACTTCTTCCAAAGTCACCGTGCTTTTTAATAAATTCTTTTTCTCTTTTTTTAGCATCTTTAATATATTGATTAGATGCTTTGTTTAATGATTTTATAAATTCAGGTTTATCTTCAATCCATATTGGTGTTTTAAAATATTCAACTATGTTCATATTATCTAAATGGATAACCTAAGTTCCAACACACTAGGCTATACCTTACTCCTTTCGTTACTGGTTTAACTCTATGCCATACAAATGATGGAAATACAATAATACTTCCTTTTGGTAATATTTCTTTTGCTTTAATTAAATGTTTTGATTCATCTCTCATATGAGGGTCGTAATTTCTAAAATCAAATTCTAATTCTCCACCCTCATATTCAGAACCATCAGTAAGTTGGCAAGTCATAGATAATTTTCTAATTTTACCATGATCTAATGTGTTTGGTTTATCATAAGGTTTATCCCATGAATCACAATGCCAATCATAATATTGATTTAATTTATATTTAGTAAATTGACAAGCCTCTGATCTATCCCATTCAAAATTCCAACCAGCATTTTTATTAGCTTGATGAACATAAGGATGTATTTCTTTATAAATCCATGTGTCAGATAACCAAACTAAATCAGAATTTCTTTTTCTTTTCATATCTTTTATTTCTTGTTTTGATAATTCTCTATCTCCATATCCACCAGTTCTCGCCATTGTTTCTGCTTGTGATAAACCATATTTAATTATGTCATCACATAGTTTCGGTGGTATTGCTGATTTAAAATACCAAAAGTAATTAAATATATTCATTTACAAAACCATCCTGCTATTATGTATCTTTCTTTTAAAGTATTTTTATTTACTTCGTGTTCTAAATTAACACCATCAAAAAAAACTGCTCTACCTTTTTGAGCGTTTATTTTTAAACCATCTGTAAAAATTAAACTACCTCCTGCAAAATCGTCATTGAGAAATATTATACAAGAAGCTATTGTGGTATCGATAGCTAAATCTTTATGTTTAACAAAAGATGAGTTAATAGGGCATTTTATAATCTGCCACCAATCTAATTTTAAAGAAAGTAAATTTTTAAATTTTTCTGTAATATTATTACAGTTTTTAATTTCAAAACCATTTACCCATAATCTATCATTAAATTTTTCTTTTTTTTTTGATATTTTAAAAGCATTCAACGCATTTTTTATTTGTTCATTAGTTAAAAAATTATTAATAGATATTACAGTATTAGATATATTCATAAGTTATTGTTTGAACAAAATTCAAAGAATCTTTCTGTCTGTTGTTTATGTAATACATATTAGTAGATGGAAACATAATAAACATATTATCTTTTAATTCTATATCCCAACTTCTTCCTTTTCTTCTATTATCATCATAAAAAATTTTAACCATACAATCAATTGTATTAATTCCATATAGACATATATAATCAGGTGAGTTTTTTAAATCTACAGGATCAATATGTAATAAAGGTTCTGTTTTTTCATTTGGAATATAAACAGTTCCCCAGCTTTTTTTATTAATTAAATTTATACCATAGTTAAGATTTACATATTCTCTAATATAAGTATTCAATTTGTCAAAATCCCTTGAAAAAGTAAAATCTTTTTTATTATAAAAAGATTTAAAAATTGATTGTGATAATTCTAAAGCATTTATTTCAAAACCTTTTGGCATTGAAACATCACCGTAATATAATGCTTGCTCTGTTAAAACTTTCTTTTGCATACCAACAAAAGATATAAACTATTCTATATTATTTGTCAAATCCCAGGCTTGATTTTCTTCATTCCAGTTGTAACCCCATCTGTGAGTTCCAGCTGTATTTTGATCTTTTTGTTCTTGAGTTAAAACAGGTGCATCACCGATTGGAGATTTCCAAGATGCAGTTGCAATATGTTTTACCCATGAAGCATATGGTTTTTTAGGCCAGAAGATTTGATTATCTTCATCCCAAGTAGAACCTATACCTGCATAGTTTCCTCTAAATGGAGTTCCACCATTATTATGTTGGTTACCAGATGTATTGTATGAAGTTTGAATCCACATTTGTGCAGGCCAATTATTGTGTTGTTCTAAATATTGTTGACCTACTGCTTCGTCTTCTACTCCATCAGCATTAAGCATATCTTTATTATCTAAAGTTAATACTTGAAGAACTTTTCCGTTTTCTCCTAGTTTTGCAAAATGTGCCATAATTATTCTCCTTAAATATTAATTTTAAATTTTAGTAAACACATAAATATTATTGATATTTGTATCTAATCATTACTATACCAGATCCACCATTACCAGTTCCACCTCCAGCTCCTCCTCCAGTATTTGTTTGACCACTAGAAGTTGCGGGATTAGGTGATGAAGGTCCCCCTCCACCTGGTCCTGCTGGATATGGATTACCTACATCAGCACCGCCTCTACCTCCTCCTGCAAAATATCTTGTTGATCCAACTGGTCCTGGTGTTCCATAAGTTGGAGCTGTTGGTCCTATGAAGGTGTCCGCTATAAAAGATCCTGCTCCTGATGTTCCTGCACAAGAACTACCAGGTCCGCCATTACCACCAGGACCACCAGCACCACCTCCTCCACCTTGAGCATTGATTCCAGCTGGACTTGCTCCTCCAGTATTCCCTTGAGGTGGACTTACAGGAGGAGTATTACCTTGACCACCACTTCTTCCACCGCCTCCTGATCCACCACTTGCTCCAGTTTGTGCATTTTGGTTTGAACCGCCATAACCACCACCTGCAGATGTGATTGTTGAAAATATTGAATTGGAACCAGATGATTGTGGAGCTGATCCCCCACCACCAACTGTGATCGGATAAGGAGTTACACTTAAAGTAACTCCACATGCACTAACTAATGGTGACATAGTAGGTGATGGAATACAAGAACCTGGACTATTAGATATTCTCATTCCTCCAGCTCCTCCACCTGTGCCATAAGGTGGTGTTGTACTGCCACCACCAGCTACTACTAAATAATCTGCTACATTAGGATTTCCTGATCCTACTGGAGCTGTGTTTGTAACTTCAAATGTACCTGGACTTGTAAAAATATGAGTTCTATAATTTCCACATTCAACAATAGTTCCACCTGTAGCACAAATAAAATTAGGTGCTCCCCTTTCACGTTGACCAAAACCTCTTCCAGATCCTGCTCCAAATGAACCTATAATTGGCATCTTTCTATCCTCCTATTTTTACGCGAATTGCGTTTGTGCTGCAAGTACAGTAAACGTTGCATCTGCAGTCTTTATAACAGTATAAGTGTATACGTCAAGTGAGCTAGCGTTTCCAGCTGTAGGTGCCGATCCACCTTGCCACTCTGGAGTTACCGAACTACCATCAACTTGTACAGCTGAATTGTAATAAGGAGTTGCTCCTTGAGATACAATATGTGCTACTGTTATTGATTCTCCAGTATCCATAATTGAATTTAATGTGTTTGAACCATCACCTCTAATGTTTAATGTCCAGTTACCTGAAGCATCTGTAGTATAATTTAATACTGCTTGTGTAATTACATCGTAGTTAACTGTTCCTGTTGCAGCAGTAGCTGAGTTTGTAATTTTTTCAGCTAGTTGTTGTATTTTACCTGCACCTAAAACTACTCTCCCAATTCCTTTTGGAGAAATATTTAAATCAATATTAGA